TGGGTTTAAAAAGGCAAAGGAGGAAATTAAACTCGAAGTCTCAGGAGATTCAGGAGATTCTAGCGGAGAGGCTGAATAAGCTTTGTAGATTCTTAGATGAGGAATATGACGTTAATTGTGGAGGGTGTTGCTATATAGCATACTGTCTAGCCAGGCTACTAAGTAGAGATAAATTCAAGTTCAAAGTCATTATTTACGAGGATTATGAACTAGAAGAAAAGTTTAGCGAAGTAGCGAGAAGTCATTATCATTATGCGATTTCTATTGGAAAGTACACCATAAACGCAGCAGATTGTGATGATGACGATAGCTTTTGCAGAAATGTGTATACTGGTGTAAAAGCTTCCGAACTACTATCTCACTATCAGAAATGTAGCTGGAATGACTGTTATAATACTCAAAAGAATCAATTCATTTTTAAGACTATAAAGGTATTTTATGACGACCTCACGGAGGACTTACGAGAAGGATAAACAGATTGTGCATACGCATGATAAGTTTATCTACTGTAGTTCAGTATATCAAATATGGAGCTGGGGAGCTGCTCTAATGGAAGAAAAATACTACTCTTCTAATAAACCCATTGTATTGAAAAAGAATCAACTATGCTGTAAGAGGAAGAAATACTCTCTGCATAGGTTCTTTGAATTACAATTTGCTCCCGAAGAATATTTAATTAATAACGGTTTTAAAATTGTAGAAAATGAAACAGGATGTGATTGAGTACATGGTAGACTCATTTGTAGACTTTAAGGGTGAAGAACGTAAAATTGTAGCTTGTGCTTTAAGTCAGGCTGCTGAAGTAAGTGAGGATGATTGTGTCTTAGCAGTAGGTTGGGTGGCTCCCGATGAATACATATGCACAAATGATCCGGACTATGCTAGAATCTATAGAGTAGTAACCGTTGGTATTGCAGTATGTAATCCTAGTGATACCTTCGATTTGGCTAAGGGACAGAAGAAGGCTTACGATAAGGCTCTTCATGATCCAAAGTGTCCAGCTATTTATACTACATCTAGAGGTGTAGCAGGTAAAGTGCTGGTAAAAGCATTCTTGGAACAGGAGCTTACTTTCTTGAAAGAAAATCCAGAGCGTATCATTAAGGGATATAACCAAATGAAAGCTCGGTTTGAAAGAAAAGAAGCCCTCAAAAATGAAATCAAAAATCTCTCTGATAAAGAGAAGCAAGCTTTGAATCTAGCTAAAGAAGGTATAGATGTAGTTAAATGCGCTGAACTGGTAACTAAAGCCAAGGCAATAGGCGTTGATCTGAATGAACAGGACTAAGTTTTGCTATATCTTAATAGCCTTGATGGGATTGTTAATTATTTATTTGCTAATACCTAAGAAGGAAACCACAGTTTCTCCACCTAATGTGCAGGAAATAGTAAGGGATTCTATAATTAGAGATAGCATCTATATAGTTAACGATTCCATCGTGGAGAAAATTAAGTATATAGACAAAGAGTATGATGAGAAAGTATCTACTATTATGTCTAGTTCTGATAGCATCAATTTGTGCTTTTTCTCAGAATACATCGACCGTTACAATAACCAGCGAGCAACTAAAAACAACTAATCTGATATTTGCTGAGCATCAGAAGTTGTCTGAAACTGTTCCGTTATTGAATAAGCGAATAACTAATCTAGAACTAATAAATAAGAGTTGGGAAAAAACGGATTCTCTTCGTAGAGTTCAGTTACTGTATTATGGAAACATAATTGAAGATAAAAATAGATCTATTGAAGGTCTTAATAAGTCTTTAAAAAAGAAGCAGAATGTCATTAAATATGGCGCTGCTGGTTCATGTGTATTAATATTATTATGCCTATTACTGAAGTAATGTTTAAGGACAAAGATGGTTTTCACTACAAACATCCTGAACGTAGCTGCACTAGGTGTAAGAATTACCCTTGCTTGCCTAACATGGATAAGCTGCAAGGAGACTTCGCTTCTTATGGTTGTAGGAAGTTCGAGGATATTAATACATTTGAAGTGTGGAAACCAAAGAAGTAACTTACCATGTCAAATTTGTTGCTGAATGTGAGGACGGGATGGGATACGCTAATTATGTCTTTGAAAGGCTAGAATATGATAATCTAGATTACAAGGATATAATGTGTGTTCGATTCCCGAATTGGAACCAGTGTTCTATGAAATTAGGAGATGTCGGCTATGTTTCACTAAGATACGTAGAAGAAGGCATCGATAAATGGTACGATGGTAAAGATTTTGTTCCATACAAGGATAGTAATATAATTTTCTTGAAATTTATTCATGAAAAGCCTATCATTGAAGATGGACAAATATTATTAGATTAACATTAAAAAGGAGATAAACTATGAAGTATTTTTAAAGAATAATTTATGACTGTATTAGGAGATAAGCTGAGAGAGGCTTTGAGCGATAAAGCAAACGACGTTAATAGCTATGTATGGAAAGGACCTAAGGTAAATGGGGTCCAGGAGGAAATTAAATTGGTAGACGCAGGTTATGACCAGCTGAGACGATTCTACAATCATTGTGAACAAATGTTGTACAACTCTGATACCAAGAATCCAGGTCGTGTAACATTACTCGGAATTGTGTCCGACCAAATACAAAGATGTCGTGCAGAGCTTCTTATTAGATGGCTTAGAGCTGAAAAGCAATACACAAACACACGTTGTTTGGAAGACTTGAAAGCTGTTATCAAAAACAATAAGGAAGTGTTAACTAATGAGGCTATTAAGGTCTATCCAATTGGAGAAATTCTTAATGGAATCCCTGTAGAGTTTAGAGAAGTACCAGTAAGTTTAGTTATGGATGCTTGTTTAGATTCCTTGGGATTGTTTGACAACTCTCATTTGACGCTTAACTTCATTGTAAAAATGGGACTGTGGTTTACACAGCAAGAAATGCAGAAAGACTTGTATCGTAAAGACCCAGTGACAGGTAAAGCTGTTAACAGACTGTTAGTAGTAAGTAAGGAACTTCGTTTGAATCCTTCTATAGCTCTGAAAATCTGTGATACTGGATTAAGTTATGCTGAGTTTAGATCTATGTGTAGATTGAAACGAGATAAATATGCTAACTTAACTAGTGATCAGCTCAGACTGCTATCAAACAAAGTTCTTTATCGCTTCCAAAATCAATGCGAGAACCAGGCTAAACAATGGAAGGATAAGATGGAAGAAATCAAGAAAGTTGCAGAACTTAAAGGATGGGACATCACTAGGAATATAGATTGATGAAAGACCTCTTTACTCCTGTTACTCGTGATGAGCGACAGGAGCAATGTAAGAGAGCCTGGTTATTACATAAAGGAAGAGGCACCATAGAAGCCTGTACAGGCTTTGGTAAAACACGATGTGCTATTGATTGTTTAAAGGCTGTTCTATCTAAATATCCTACTATTAGAGCATTGGTAGTAGTCCCCACGGAACTTTTAAAGAATCAGTGGATAGATATATTAGATAAGGAAGGTCTAGGGTTAAATACAGAGGTGCAAGTTGTAAATACTACAGCAAAGAATGGATACGAATGTGACTTTTTAATCATTGATGAAATCCATAGAACTGCTGCTGAGACTTTACAATTTGTATTTAGTAAGGTTAAATACAAGTTAATTCTTGGACTAACTGCTACTCTGGAAAGACTTGACGGTAGACATACTATAGTCGAGAAATATTGCCCTGTAGTTGATAGCGTAACTATTGAAGTAGCCAAAGCCAATGGTTGGGTATCTGATTTTACTGAATATCAAGTAATTATCACAGCAGAAGACATCGAAAGCTATCGAGAGCAAAATAGGGAATTTATAAGACATTTTGAATTCTTTAACTTTGATTTTGGACTCGCAATGAGTATGGTTGGTAAAGACGGCCTCAGAAATAGGCTTAATTACAGAAATCAGATTTGTAGTAGTTCGGATAAAGCTGAGCTGTCTAATGCTTTGAAGCAGATTACCTTTCATTCTACGGCTTTTATGAGAGCTTTACAAGCTAGAAAAAAGTTTATCCATAATCATCCGGCTAAATTAGAAGTGGCTAGGGAGATTATTGCTCACAGAGCAGACAAGAAAATTATTACATTCTCTGCTAACACTGCAATGGCAGAGAAGATAGGAGTAGGATATGTTTACACTGGCAAAGAAAGTAAAAAACAAAACAGAATTACACTTGAGGAGTTCGCCCTACTAGACAAGGGCGTGATTAATAGCTGTAAATTGGCTATTGAAGGTTTTGATTGTCCCGGTCTATCGGTCGGGATAATGCTTGGAGTTGACTCTAGTAGCACAAAAAGCACTCAAGCCGCTGGTAGGGTCATTAGAAAAGAAGGTTCTAAATACTCTGAAATATTCACATTGGTGCTAGAAGATACCGTTGAACAAGAATGGTTTAAGAAGTCTCATCAAAAGAGCGAGTATGTTACTATTGATGTAGATAACTTACGAAAGTTACTTAATGGAGAGCCTTGGGAACCTTACAAGAAAAAATTGCAGAATTTTACCTATCGTTTTTAATTATGGAAACTTATTACACTAAAAAAGAGTTTAATGAGATGAAGTCTGCTTTGACTAAGAAGTGCAAAGCATTGGAAACTAAAGTTAGTAAGCTTACTGCTGAATTGAAGGAATTAAAGAAGGACTATGCAGTACTTCTTGAAACTGCCAGCGAAAAAGTTGAGGACTAAAGTTTATCACGTAACCAAGTTTTAACGCTTTAACAAGTAAACTAGACTTGGTGTATAGATTAGTAGAAAATCTATTAATTTGTACACGTGAAAAATCTTGAACTGAAACAGCAACTTTTGTTTTGTGAAAAATATAGCATAAACCCAAGTGAGCTGTTGTTGTTAGAAATTCTTCTTATCGCCCAAGAGGGTGATGAACCCGAAATTGTCCACGAGTATTTCTCTTCTAGAGTATGCGCTCGTGGTTTTACAATAGAACTGTTAACTGGACTTCGCGATGCTGGAGTTATTCATAAATCCTATAAGATTCCTGAGAAAGGGTCTGTATTTAACCCACTAGATGTTCCTCTAAATAAGTTAGTTGTGAAAGACTTTTATAAGTGTTCATTCGACTTAGGTAAGGAATTGTGGGATACTTATCCATTATTTGGAATAGTTAATAATACACAAGTGGGTCTGAAAAGCGTATCTAAGAAATTTGATACAATTGAAGACTTCTATAGGTTTTATGGTAAAACTATCAGATGGAAGCCAGAAACTCATAACCATATTATAGAGTTAGTTAAGTGGGCTAATGAACACAATATATTGTGTACCACAATAGCTAATTTTGTAATAGACCATAAGTGGGAAGAACTAGAAGCATTAAAGAATGAAGGCGGAGTTAATTATGATTCTATGAGATTACTATGATTTCTGATAAACTTCTCAATGAAATTGATAGAGGTAGACAGGGACTAAATCATGGTATTTCTATGAAACTTCCTAAGCTAGAGAGTATTATTGATGGAGTTACTAGGGAAACCTATACTTTAATTCTATCAAACTCTGGTGCAGGTAAGACTTCGTTTGCCTTATATGCTTATGTATATCGACCACTAATGGAACATCTTGATGATGATGATTTTAAGGTATTGTATTTTAGTCTTGAAATGGGAGAAGTAGCTTTGTATATTAAGCTGTTATCCATATATATATTTGAGACCTATGGAATCCAACTATCTTTTAAGAAGATATTGTCAAGAGAAAAAGAATATATTTTATCTGATGAGCATTATGACTTAGTTAAGCAATGTATGCCTTGGATAGATAAGATTAGTAAGAAGTTAGAAATCTATGACAAGAAGGTAACTCCGAAGAAGGTATATGCCATCTTGAAAACTAGGTTGGAGGAAATGGGAACCTTTTCTGAAAGCGAAACCCGCCTCGTCTATACTCCAAATAATCCTAATCTTATTTATAATGTAGTTGTAGACCATATTGGTCTTGTTGGTACAAAGCCTGATATTGATTTGTTGTCTAGCTATCTTCTTTTTCTTAGAGATAAGTGTTTTATTAGTCCTGTAGTAATACAGCAAGCTAATAGGGAGCAAGGAAATATTGAGAGGTTTAAACAAGGCAAAAGTGCGTTTACTATTCACGATGCTAAGGATTCAGGTAATGTTGTGCAAGATTGTAATATCATGATTGCATTGTATAATCCTCACAGAGATGGATTGAAGACTTATAAACATTACAATATTGAGTATCTAGGCTCTTATTATAGGAGTATTATGGTACTTAAGAACCGATATGGGGATTGCGATGTTGAGGTTGGAGTAAACTTCTTTGGATGGATTAATATGTTCTACGAGCTGCCGAAGCCCGATGAAATTTATGATTATGAGAGATATACAAGTCCAAACTATATATTAGAAGATAATAGTTCTATTGTAGAACAGGAGCTAGATGATATTACAGAATTAGATAATTCAAATTCGAATTTTAATTTTGCATTAGAATAATGGCTGCTGAAACAATTGCTATCGTAGGTGAATCAGGTACTGGAAAAAGTACAAGTTTAAGAAATCTTAATCCAGAAACTACTTTTATTATAAGTACTACGGGTAAACCCCTTCCCTTCCGTGCATGGAAGAAGAAGTATATTCCCATCAAAATCGAAGGAAAGAACGTGAGTGGTAACTACTATGTAAGTTCAAAGTGGGACCAAATACTGAAAATTCTTCAAATTATTGATAAGATGATGCCACACATCAAGCAGGTAATCATTGATGACTTCCAATATGTTCTCTCTTATGAGTTCGTTGATAGAGCAACTGAAGTTGGTTATACTAAGTTTAGTGAATTAGCTCAACACGCTATGGAAATTCTGAGATATTCAGAAAAGATGAGAGAGGATTGCAAAATGATCTTCTTGACTCACTCAGAAAATGTTGGAGACAACGTTAATCCTAAGTATGTTATCAAGACTGTTGGTAAGTTGCTGTCTGAAAAGGTAACACTGGAAGGTCTGTTTACTTATATTTTCTTCACTAAGGTAAGTGAGGGAGATTCTGGTAGAATGGAGTACAAGTTAATCACTAATAATGATGGTACTTGTGTGGCTAAGACATCCTTTGGTATGTTTGAAGACCTAGAGATTGACAATGATTTGAATGAGATTATCCATGTTATTGACGCTTATAATGAAGGAGAGTAATGAAGTTAGACATACTGTTTCACTACGAGGTGAATGAACAAACTGGTGAAATCACCTATATTGGGAAAGAAGAAATTTCTGTTGACACCAAGGCAACGAAAAGTGCTACCAAGACATCTACTAAGGCTTCTGCAGCCAAGGTAGATGCTAATCCAGATCCTATTATTACGCTTGATTCCAACAAGTTAATATTAACTCAGGGAGCTGTAGACCTATTACAGGTTTGTGCAGATTGTCGAGTAGACATCAAGTATAAGAAGAAGGATAAGAAAGCAGTTCCTATTATTGGAACTGATGCCGCTTTCGGAACTAAAAGTGGAAACAAGTTAACGAAGAGTAATACTGTAAGTTATAGAGGTGCAGCTAATGAAAAGCTCTCAGCTTATGGTACTACCTTTAAACTAGAGCCTACAGAGGATAAAGGAATTTATTATCTAGTAGGAGATAAGATACAGGAAGAAAACTCTGTACCTGATGAGATAATTGATATTGAGAATGAACTCGATATAGAATCATTAGATAATATAAACATAGACGAAGATGACAAAGACTTAGAAAAATTTGATTTTAATTTGAATTAATTATGGCATTTAATTTTGGTATATCAGCAGACTCAGCAGTAAGAAACACACGTCGTCCTTTAACTCCTTGGAACATCCATGATGTAAAATTCATGGGATGTGAAATCAAAGAATTTGATGGTAAAAAGGATCCAACGGCTCATTATAAAGTTCTAGCAATCAACTTTGAGAACGAAGAGGGTTACTTCTCTGTAACCCAATTCTTCCCTAAAGCTGGCGATGATGAGAGACGTGAGTTTGATAGTAAGAATGGTGGAAAGGTTATCATGCCTTCCAACTTCGAGACTTTGATGGCTGTAGTTAAGCAGACTGCACAGGTTCTCAATCCTGCAGGATTTGAAAAGATGCAAGCAGCTAGCTCTAAATTTAAGAGCTTCGATGATGTAGCTAAGGCTCTGATTACTATAACTGAAAAAGTTAAAGGTACAGAGACTAAGTTGAAGTTGATTGGTAGAAACCGTGATGGTAAAGTAGTTGCTGATATACCTCGTATCGTAGGTATTAACAAACAAGGTGAGTCGTTCATCTCTGATAACTATATTGGTGACAAGCTGTTCTTCTCTGACTATGAGGAGGGAGAACGTCAGAAGTATCTGAAAGCTAAGCCTACCGAAATGAAGTCAGAAGACCCGATTGCAGATGTTGCCGGTGTAGATGCTGCACCAGGAAATGACTTCGATCTTGACAACTTGCTATAATGATTTGTTAGTAGAGTAATTCATAAATTCCTTAGTGACTATGTTTGATTATACTTTTGAACCCAAAATTACTAAGGAATTTCTTCTATCTAAGAACAATGAGGAGACTTACATGACTTATTATCTGGGTATTCCAGTTAAGAAAGGACTGTTCAAGTCTCCTTTGCGTAGTGACAGTCATGTCACCTGCAGCTTTTTTAGAGGAAAATCTGGAAACTTATATTTTAAGGACTTTGCTTCCGGAAAATGTTTGACATTCGAAGGGGTAGTTATGGAAAAGTATAATTGTAACTATCACACTGCTTTAAAGATTATAGCTAAGGACTTTGGATATACTAAGGATTCTCCTGTAAAGAAGATTGCAGTAAAAATCCAGCCGAAATTTGAGGAAGAAAAACAAACCTTCATCCAAATAGAAGCTAAGGAGTTCTCAGAACCTGAGTTGAAGTGGTGGGGAAGCTTTGGTATTACTAAAGATATTCTACATAGGTTTAAGGTATACAGTTGTAGTACTGTATTCTTAAATGGAAATATATATGCACAGTCTGCCCAACATAGTCCTATCTATGGATATTATTTTGGGAAGAAAGAGAACATCGAGCAATGGCGTATTTATATGCCAAAACGAAAGGAGTTTAGATTCATAGGTAATGTTTCTACTAAGACTATTCAAGGCTATAAACAATTAGCTAAGACTGGAAAACTGGTAGTAATAACTAAGTCTATGAAAGATGTAATGTGTTTATATTCTTTAGGAATACCAGCTATAGCTCCCAACTCTGAGACTCAGTTTGTTTCTGACAAAGTTTTAGAAGAATTAAAGCAGAGATTCAAATACATTGTGTTGCTATATGATAATGACCTAACTGGAGTTCGTTTTACTAATAAGATTAGGAAACAACATCCAGAATTAATCGTATCAATGATTCCCAGAAA